AATATTTGGCACTATATGGCTAAACCTACTTTTTCTTTTTATCAGAAGATTTAGAATCATATTTGTTTTTATTAACTCTAGCTATTTCCAATTGTTTATTTGCAATATCCTGTTGTATCTGAAGCTTTTGTTGTTCAACATTCATCTTCTGAGAATGCTTAACCATGTCATCACTTTGCTTTTGTCTTTGTATATCCATTTGACCTTGGTATTGATCTGTCTCACGGATTTCTTTCATAGCATCTCTAAAGTCTGACATTTGGTTTTCATTAACATCTGCCATAGATCCATAACCTGCAGCTCTAATCTCAGCAACTGTAATATCTTTCTGAATCATCTTATCATCTCTTTCAGCAGAAGCTTGGATCTCCATTTGTTTTTGTTTCTCCTGAGATGCTAATTGCTCTTGTTGCATTTGTTGTTGTTGCTGCATCTCTTGTTGCTTGATCTGCTGATTTTTTTGTTCTGATGATTTAAGGGCATGATTAATTTCTGAAATAGAATCAGATTGGATAACCTTACCTAGATCATAGATAGATGCACCAGTAGTATTATTTTGAACGGCAAATTGTTTTAACTGCTCTAGAATTGCTCTTTGATTTGCATTAGTGGAGCAGAAGATATTTAGATCTCTAAGTAAAAGGTCTGTACCTTCTATTTGGAAGCTTACCTTTTCATCTTCTGTTGTGATGTAAGTAAGTCTTGTAGAAGGTTTAGTAGAATGGTAATACTGAGCCAGGTCAGTTCTCATCTGATGTACTCTAGGCATTAGATAATCACAGTGCTGAATAAAGAATACTTCTGTTTGTGCATAAGATGCATTAACTGCTTGTTCTACTCCAGTAGCTGTTTCTTGAGAAATCTGCTGACCCATCCTTTGTGGATTAACTCCAATTACTTCATAAGCCTGTTGCTTAAAGTAATTAGCAAGTTGTATCCTAGACATTAATCTTTCTGTCTGAGATAGATCTAGCTTTTGGAAGTGATTAAAGTTTAATGCATTCTCTGTATTTGTAATAGAAGTATCTAGAGGAAGCATCTGGAAATTCTTCATTGCTACATAAGCTTTAGCATAATTTCCTTTACCCCAATCTTCTCCTAATGAGTGTCTAGGTAGAGAGTTTTGATCAAGCATGATAACAGTACCTAATTCATCTACCAGGATATCTGCTATCTGGTTATTTACAATGTTATATGCAATCTGGTATGGTTTCATTAAGTCAAGTAATGCTGTTGACTTAGTATTCCTATCAGAGAATACTGCACCTTCTACTGGAAGTTTACATCCGTATAATGAACTATCACCTTTAAACTGAAATTTAAGAGGGCCTATATCATGTTTATCTATTCCAACATAAATAGGTGTAAATCCTCCAGGATTGTTCATACCCCAGAATGATGGAATGTTTGGTCCAATCTTTACACCACCCCATACTTCATTAATCCAGATCCAATCAATATGTTCTCCAAAAACAATATTATCTCTGGTTTTATTTTTATAGATTCTTGTATCGTAAATTGGTTTATCTGTGATTTTGTAATCTTCAGTTATGATTTCTGTAGTTACTTCACCTAACTCAGATACTTTAGTTAAATGACCTACTTTTCTTTGAGACTTCCAGTAAGCTGTACTTACTCTAAGTAGATAAGCTGTGCCCTGATCAAAATAGTCTTCTCCCTCTGCTAAGATTTGTGTAATGATATCTGATCCATCTAGAATGTTTCCTGCCATAAAAGAAGTATACTGACGGTATGCTAATGAAGGCATGTTAGTATTCCAGTCATGACTCTTAGTTCCGTCATAGAATGTTCCATCATTCTGAAGACCTCCAATATTATATGCAGCAGACCTAATAGGATAAATAGATTCTAATCCTCTTAACTCTTCTTCTGTCATCATATAACCATACTTATCTATAACATCAGATACAGTCATCATGTCTGTTTTACCTACCCAGTTAGCCTGAGAGATATATCTTCTGTCTGGAGACTTATGGTAGAAACAAATAACCGGATTCCAAAGTTCTACATCATAGTCATCCTCCATCATGCGGAAGTGCCAGAATTCTCTATCTGTAATGAGCATGTCACGGAAACCTCTTTCCTCTAACTCATCCATAGCAAATCTTTCTACATCTACATTATGTTGATGACTAGCCCACTGCTCTATCATAGAACGGTAACTCTTTTGGAAGAATTGTTCTATCTCAGGTAATGACTTGATATTTTCAGGAGACATCTGCTGTTGAGCTTCTTCTGAATTCATGTCCATACCTTGTTCTGATAAAGCTGCAAGAATTTTTGTTTGAGCATCTGCAATAAGAGTTTCTTCAACCATCTTACGTTTTTGCTCCATCAGCTCATTATAAGAGTATTCATCTACAGCACGGTAAGTAAGTTTAGTATTTCTTTTTGCAAATTCACCTACTAAAACATTAATAACATTTGGTATAATAGGATAGAACTTAAGTTCTAATGCAGAACTATCTTCTTTAGTTAAGAGTTCTACAATGTCTCTATACTCATTGTTTTCTTCTACAATGTAGTCTGTTCTATCAATGATACCCTTAGCTAGTTTGTAATTTTTCATTAGTCTTCTAGCATTTCTACGGATTTGTTTTAATCCTTGCCACTCTAACCAATCTAAATTCCAAGCTGCCCACTGATCATCTTTTTGGTCCTTAGATAAAAATTGAAGAGGTTGAGTAACACTACCTAAACGGTTGTGCTCCACTTTAGCACCGCTCTTCATTTGCATTGCATTATATACCTGCATAGCTCTTATTTAATGTTTTTGAATGGTGATCTTTTAAATCCCTGTGAATTAAAAGAGTTAGACTTTCCCATATGACGGAACATGTCCTTATTTAATTTATACAAATTTTCTGACTTTTGCAAGTTTTTTACTGCATCATCTACAACTTCTCTGCGTAAATACCCTCTATTTGACTCCTGAATCTTCATAAAAGATACAAGTGAAGCAAAAGCAACAAGCCGGTCAACGTTGAGACCATCTGTATATTCTTGCATTTCTTTGAGTAACATTGGGTCAGGAATTCTTTCTATTCCATATGTGGTTTTAACAATTGTACCATCGGGTTTAGTTTCTACATCTAATTCTTCTTTAGTATATTCAATAGCATAACTTAATAGGTGGGCTTTAAATAATGTACCTGTGTTTTTCCAACCATATTCCTGATAAACATTTGCATTAGCACCAATATCTTTTAAGAATAGAATTTGAGTTTTAGATACAAGATACTTTTGTTTTCTCCTAGATATCATATACTGAATAAATAGAGAGATGTTATTCTCTACTAATGTCCAAGCATTGTACCACTCTATAATAAGCTCTAGTCTCTGATGTGTTTTATTGATGTCATCAAATCTACCACACCAAGCAGCAACTATTTTGCTTTGCTCAATATAAGTTTCAACCCCATCTATATGTTTATTTTTTACTTCAACCGGAGCTTTCATTATGTATATTGAACATAGTGATTCTGAGGTAGTTGTCTTTCCCTCAGACACGGGGTCAATAGATGCATAGTATGTTAAAAATTCTGGATCCTTAACTGGACGTTCCCATACTACCAATGTACCTGTCTTGTCTTCAGTTTTCTTAGATATAGGAAATTCAGATATAGGAAGTTTATTTGTAGATTTTACAGCAGGCTTTCCGTTTTCATCTGCATATATATCTAAAAATTCATAAGCATATTCTTTATCATCAATTCTTCTTTGTTGTGCAGAGACTAAATGTGTAGGGAATACAGATACTGTTCTATTTGCAAAAGCTTCTTTAATGTTTCTTGGATGCTGAGAAATACGGAGCTGATATGTTTCTGGATCAAGTTCCCTTTTCCATTTCTCAAATTGTTCATCTAAAGCATTCAATGCTTCTTCTACAAGTGAATTACCATACTTATCTACAAAGGGTGGCATTGACCATTGTTCAGGAATAAACAATCCAGATAAACCAATAGTCCCCTTATCATCTATTAGATTTGTTTCTACAGCATATATATCATTATCTGAGGGTCTCTCAATCATATTTTTGAGAGGGTTACACTGAGATAAATCACCCACTGATCCTGCAGCAATAAACATCCCTGTAGTAACAAGTCCTGATCTCATAGCAGGACGCATATACTCATATGTTTTATCCATCTTAGGAGCAATCCCTGCTTCCTCATGGAAGAAGTATTTAACGGGACCCCCTACACCATTTGTTGGATCCTTCTCAAATGACATACCTTGTATAGTACCTTTGAGACCAACTTCATTCTTTCTATCTCCTTTTCTAACTTCAATCTTTTGTTGCCACATCATGACTTTACTTGGATTCATTGGACGGTACCAAGCAGTATGTTCATTTAAGAATGCTGCATACTCATCTAAGAATTTCCATGAACCCTTCTCATTTATATAGTCTTTAAGACTAGCACCAATTTTAAGAGTAACCCCGGCCTCAAACCATTGTTGGTTAATAAGTTTGGCCATATGGTAGTAAGAGGATGCTATCTGACGTTTCTTAAGAATAGCAACATGTTTATAGTTTAATTCTGCTAATAGTTCATATAATGCCATATGATACTGAGCATCTCTAATATCAGCAAAACCAAATGCCTGTATCTCTTTGTTAAAGATAGGTAAGAAGTTAAGCCACATATAATATTCTCTAGTTACAAACCAAACTATATCTCCGTCTTTTACAATTATACCTTTTCTACATTTAGCCTTTTGATCATCCCAATAAGCTATGTAGTCTTTTGATCTAAAGGGAGCTGTACAGTATATTCCATCTTTTCTGAATTTATTTGACTCAGATATAAATATGTCATATGTAAGTTCATTGAATTGGTACTGACCAGGCTCTTTGAATAATTCAAAGATGAAATTACTGAAGTCCTCTCTTGACTCAAAACTTGTGGTTGTCCACTTTCCGTTTTCATAAGTTGGTATATCTTGATAAATCTCACTCATTACATATCATATGCTAATCCCTGACCACCTCTAACTTTACTTTGTTGCTCTTCTTGAAGATCTTTATAAGCACCTTTAAAAGATGCCCTGATAGCTTCATAGTTTTTAGCAGCAGCCACAAGAGAATTAATATTACCATCCCGCCCGTGCGTGATAGGTGAAGTTTCCATATAGTATGCTAATCTATCTAACATAGTTGCAATACCTTTATAAGCTCTGGATGTAGGAGTTTCATACATTCTTTGACAAAACTGCAAAGCCGCAAATACTGTATCTTCCTCTGTAGAAAAGTCTGCTTCTATCTCTTTTAGAATTAAATACTCTTTATCTTTTTCTGGAGTAAAGAAAAATGGATTCATATCTGGATTTGGACAACACATATAGAATAAATACATGTACACTTTTAAGTACTCTTCAGGATATTCATCCATTACATCTTTAAGTGCTTTTAGAGTGTAGCAATGTTCTGTAGGAACAACTACACCATTCTGTACGTCAAATAGTCTAGCAAACATTTTACTTCTTTTTAATAAAGGTAGGATTTTCTTTCATATGATTCATAACAGCTATAACCTCCTCATATAAGTAAGGAACCTTAATTGGTTTTACTTCTTTTACAATAGGTTCACCATTAGCATCTTTTTTAGCAATTGGGTACCCCCATTGATCCACACCTTCTACTTCAAAAATTATGTGATGAATATAAATGCTACCTGGTAATAGTTTAGGATTATGTTTAAGTATTATGTACATATAGATACTTAACTGTAAAGCATAGTGATTAAAATTACAATCTTCTAAATTAGAAACTGGATGGAGCATCTTCTCTGAGATTCCTTCCCAGTTCTTGAATGACTCCATCTTTATTTCTTTATTAGTTTTGTAATCAATAATATTTACTCTATTATTCACAACTTCTACTAAATCTGACTGACCACAAATACCAACAGACTTTAGATATACCATATGTTCAGGATACACACCAGCCTCTAACTTTTGGACAGGTGCATATTTTATACCATCTTTTAATGGAACAGGTGCAAAAACAGGAACTGTAACATTCTCTCTTTCTATTGAAGCTAGAGAACATAAATCTGCCTCACGTTGGTTATGATAAAAAGTACCAAGGTCAGTAGCTCTCTTAGCTTCATTACTCCAAATCTCTTGAATGATTTTAGGATCTACTCCAAACCATTTAGAACCTTGTTTTTTAGAAACTTTTTCTGCAGTCTTTTTAGCATCAAATGATTTCTTTAGTGAACTAATAACTGTGGTAACACTATACCAAGTTATATTTTGTTCTTGATCAATACTTTTGTAAGAGTGATCTGTTGCGTTAAATAGTATACTCATAATTCATCTAGTTTATCTTCTTCTTCTTCAGTAGCAATAGCCTGCCATTTATTTAATGGACAGTCTGAAGAAAGAGATCTGGTTTTAAATGTTAAAGAGCAACCACATTCATTACAGCAGGGTGCAGTGCCAGGAACAGCACAATCTGAACCCTTACTTGTACAGTTGTTACAAAGTTGCATTCTATGTCTTGCAACTTCTTCTACAACTTCATCTCTAATAATAGAGTTGGTGATACCTTCTATAATTTTAGCTCGGTTCTCCCATATTTTTTTTAGTGTACTCATCTTTTATTTTTTGAACATCTTCTTTTTTCTTCTCTTCTAAGTTGATCATTATGTCTAGTTTCTCAAGACACTCTACTTTTTCTTCAAGCATTTTCTTATTATAATATGCACTGAAAGTAGATGTGTCATGAGACTCTAGATACTTTTTATACCGGGGAATAGATTTTCTGACTAAACCTGGCTTTGCTACAAATTGACCTAACCCTTCTACATTTATTCTTGGATGCTTTAGTCCAGTTAAATTACTTCTTACTTCTTTGTAATAAAACTGTACAAGATCTTCTATTAAATCTGAGGGCAGATTTAAATCATCTGCCACCTCAGTATATAATTGATTTGACTTCTTTGGAATCATCTACCTAATATTTTATAATCTAGTAAAACACTTCCTTCAGTCTGAATTTTCATGTCAGGATTAATTTGAACTATCTTTTTGTTTGTAGGATCTTTTATTACTAATATGTTTTTCTCACATTTATTAATACAATTTCTTACAGTTTGTTCTGACTTAAATATTTTATGTTCATCAGAAGCTTCATAACAAAAATGTGTAAGTTCAATAGGTCCAAGCTCACTAAGTAAAGTCAGGCACTCTAGGTCAGAGTCACTCAACATTATATGATTTATATAACAATGAGTAAGTATCTGATACTTTATGACATCTTTTTTAGACATCACAACTTTTTTTTGTACCTGATTAACTAATGCCATTACTGTTTCTTTAACTTTCTAACATTCTGTTCTTCCTGTACTTCATTTGGAGTAGGAAATGGATACTTTTCATCATCTCCTTCTTCTTGTTCTGCTTCTTGTTGAGCCTGAGCCATCATTGCAAACTGCATCTGAATGTTAGTTCTCTTAAATCTTACCTCATCAATTTTCATAAGCATTTCTTCATAATTGTGTTGTGCTTCTAAATAGGGCATTGATTCTTTGTAAAACTGTAGCATTTCTTTTCTTTTTGCATCTAGTTCTTCTTGAGTCATTACTCTTTCTTCATGTAAATTTTCCATCTTTATACTTTTTTAGTTTATACAAATATACTATAAAAGTTTAAATGAATTTTATGTACAAAAAAAATCCAGATACGTATGTACCTGGATTAGCATAGTTTAGTAGAGTGGTTTATCTATTTTTGATTGTAAAGTTTAGAAGAGTAAACATGTAGAACTCTCTTGATATGTCTGCTTCTATAACTAAAAAGTCTACAGCTCCTAGTCTTAGTCTGATAGCAAACTTATCCCAAAGTTTGTTTTTTGATTTCCATCCGTTTCTTACTTTCATCTTTTTACTTATATGGTAAATAAGAAGTTCCTTTAGCTGACTTAACTGCTTTTAGAATTTGTTTACGTTGCTTGCCTGTAGACTCATAAGATACATGAACCCAATCAGGATTACTATCTGTACCAAACTCCCAAATGAGTTGGTCAAAATTAAGATTGTCTTTAATAAAGTTAAAGATCTCAGCATTCTTTACTGTAGTAGTATCCATATCAATATCAATTGCTTCACCTGAACAATGCTGTGAGGACAAACTTCCCCCTACCGCAGTATTGAGAGCTTTGCTTCTGTAGCCTGATGAGATATGAATTGGAACTCCAAAGTGTTCTCTAATTGGTTGGAATACATTCTCAGCCAATAATTTAAAGTTCTCAATATGCTCTGGTGTAGGCATATTACTAATTCCTTTTCTTTTAGCAGTTTCTGATCTCATTACTTCTGCTAATGCTAAATTTTTACTTAATTGCATATTATTTAGTTTTCATTTGGATTTTAACAAGCTCTTGTACTACGTCAGATAATTCTCCAACTTTAGTTGCCATGTTCTTAATCTCTTGTTGTGTTGTTTCTTGTATCAATTGATATTTAAGACGGTGCTCTTGCTCTAGAAGTTCTATTTTACCTCTTAACTTTCCTTGTTCAGTAAAATGATTATGACTGTCATCAGAAAGTTGCTTGATGTCTTTAATAATTGTAGCGTAAGCTGTCCTAGTAAAAAAGCCTATAAGTCCTAATACTG